AATATCCCGAATCTAAATTACTATTTTGAGCGGTGATCTGATCCTGCAAGGACTTTCCCATACGTGCATCCAGTGCATAGCCTTCTTCCGTTGTTAATGCATTGTTTACCACATTGCTTCTTAATAACAGCTGATTTAGCACCTTATCCGCTATCACATCGATCAACGCCTGGACCGTACTTGTCGCATTTTCCTTACCTAATAATCCTAAAAGATCCACAGCTGATACAGACGATGCTTTTCCGTCAAATCCGCCTAGCCCCTGTATCAGCCCTTTTACCACATTTGCATCAGATGCTGCTGCGGATGCACTACTACTAGCCTCTGATGCTTTTTGGGTAGCTGTCTGAGCTGCACTACTGGCTGCCTCTGCGCTTCCAGCTGCCTCCTCTGCACTGGTGCTGGCTGCACTTTGGGCTGCGGTCGCTGTCTGTGCCGCACTACTGGCTGTTTCTGCGCTTCCGGATGCCGCCTCTGCACTGTCACTGGCTGCATTCTGTGCTGTGGTCGCTGTCTGTGCCGCACTACTGGCTGTTCCAGCACTTCCGGATGCTGCCTTTGCACTGGCACTGGCTGCACTGGCAGCTTCTGTTGCTGTCTGTGCTGCGCTACCAGCTGTTCCAGCACTTCCGGCCGCTGCCTTTGCACTGGCACTGGCTGCACTCTGCGCTGCGGTCGCTGTCTTAGCCGCTTCTACCGCAGCTTCACCCTGCTTCTGCCACTCTGCTTCATTTTTCAGCCTGGCTGATTCATTTTCCTGGCGGATCTTTTCTGCTTCCACCCTGCTGCTTTCCGCAGCATCCATTGATTCAGTCTTCTGGTCAATCCGTTTTTCCAGTTTTTCCAGTTCAGAAAGCGCCGTTTGTGCACCATCTGGCGTGTTTATAGTCTTTCCAACATACAAAAACCCCTGATTCGTTGCCCACTTTATGGTTCCAAAATCATCAGATCCACGAAGAGCGATCCATACCGTGCCTATCTGCTGTACACTTGCAGCACTCACGGTCCATGTCAATATCACATGCTCATCTGTTATTTCTTTTTCAAGTACATCAGTATCCTTAGTTTCCTTTCCGTATCTCAGATCAATACGAAAATCCAGGTTAGATATGTCAATACCGCCTACAGTGAGGCGGTTGATCTTAAACTGTCTGGTTTCTGAATTGTTATCGAACTGTGTCCCTATCTGTCTTTCTGCTACCGGGATCACCAATTCTCTTCCCCGTACAGTTATCATATCTTCCGCCCCCTTTCAGTTACTCCTTGTATCTTGCGCTTTCTTCAATCTCAATCGCATATTCACGCTGAGCTTCTGCATTTTCCAGAACCTCTACAACAGATTCCGGAAGTTCTGTTGGTACTCCACGCTTAATCAGATAAGACTTTCCGTTTACTGCAACAAAAACATCTGCACGATCCTTATCTGCACTTCCCAACGGGATCTTGAATCTGATCAGCTTCTCTCCCTTTTTCTGTGGCTCTGCATCCTGCTTTACTACTGCATCCTCTACCGCAGCCTGTTCTACTACTGCATCCTCTACCTTTGCAGTTCTTCCCATGTTTTTAAACCTCCTTAGTTCGCTTCTCCATCGCTAAATGTAGATGCTGTCTCAATACGGATCATATAAGCCTCTGTTAAGATTTCAGTTACTTTGAGCGCCTTCCAGCCCACAGTAGCTCTCTGATCCAGCGGATCACCTGTTCCGGCACTTCCCAGCTGTTTAATAATGGTCTTTAAACCACCACCTTCAATCTTGGTAGTCGCATATGCATTTGCACCAAAGATTAAAGTTCCATACACATCAATCTTTGTAGTGTCAGATGTGCTTTTTGCAGCTCCAGCCTTAGCCCAAATTTTAGCTTCAGTGGTTTCAACAAATCTAGCGCCCTCAATCTCTCCAATCTCCCCGTTATAAATTCTTTCTGGATTTTTGTACTTAACCGCATCGATCCAGCGCGCATCTTCTGTAAGATCGTAGGAGCAGTCTGGATGTACGATTCCGTAGTAATATCCGTTAATTTTCTTTGCGTTCTGCTTTTTGAGGAATCGAACTGCCTTTTTAACAGCCTTAACTGTCAGTTTCATTTCAGGAGTTAAAGCCGCTCTGGAGGTAACCTGCCCCTCTGCATACTGCACATTAGTTCCAGCTGCCAGTACTTCTCTCGAAATTGTATCCAGGGTTCTGCCTGCCTGAGATCCAATTAAGGTGGTTGCTTCAACAATGTTATTATCGATCGCTGTTAAGATCAGTAAATCTGACAGCTCAATGAAATCACCATACTGCTTTACCGTTGCCTCGATCTTGGTAACGTTCATCTCTTTACCGGTCGGTGTTACGCCTTCGGTCAATGGTGTCATTGCTTTCGGCAGCTGATCATACTTACGGAACTCAATGGTCTTACCACCATTTTTTGGAATGTTTCTTGTCTGTGCCCACTGATCATGCACAAGTTCCGGTTCTGCATTCTCGATCAGATTGCGATCATAAAATGTCTTCATTTCTACAGACATACCCGATGCTGTAGTTGTATTCGCCGGTGCGTCAAATAATCTAAGATTCATGTAAATAATAGTCTTTTTCATGCTTTTTCCTTTCTACATCGTAATGGTCTCCCCTCTGGCTGCGCGCTCCATGACTTTGCGGAACTCTTCATGTGATAAATCCCATGCACTCACTTTCGTTCCATTTGCGCTACCGGCACCCACACCATTTTCGGACGGTCTGCCATTGCCAGATCGGATTGAATCCGCAACTTTTTTCTTCGTATCTCTCTCTGTCTGGGCCATTAACCCTTGTGTAATCTCGTTAAAATGAACTGCTTTATAGGCGTTTTCGACTTCCACTCCGGCACCCAACAGCCTGGTAAAAGTCTCATTCTCACATTCTTTTGCCATATCAAATTCTGGGAAATGCTGCTTACAAAGCTCAGCCTCTCGGTCCCATCTGGCATAGATATCATCCCTCTGCCTAATCTGCTGCGCTCTCTGGGCGCTTTCAACCAGCTGTCTATTCTGAGCCTCTGTCTTTCTCATTCTTTTCAGCTGTTCAACAGTCATGTTTTCTTTAAGAGCCTGCTCTTCCCAGAAAGATTCATCATTGTCGATGGCTTCCATGATCTTTGCTACATTTCCGTCTTCGATTCCGTATCTTTCAGACAGCAATGACATCAAAGGCGTATATGAATCAAGCTGTTCATGCAGCCGTTGCTCATCCTTAAATCTTCGGTCGATATGGCTTTTTACGTCTTTACCATACAGATCACGATACTTTTCCTTGAATTTTTCATAACCTGCCTGCCGCTCTTCCGGTGTTTCTTCCAGTTCCTGGCCTTCCTCTGCCCCAGCGCTTCCAGTGGTGTTCTGGACATTTTCTCCCGTTTGGTCTGCTGCTGGTGCTGCCGCACCGGCTCCACCGCCTTCACCTTCAAAAAGTCTTAAGTTCATTTCGATGATTCTCTTCATTTTGCTCCTCTCAGCAGTCTTTCCTGCGTGTCCAAAATTCAGCGGTCTTTCCCGCGCGTTCTGTTTTCATGGTATCACATTCATTTTTTCTTCTCTACCACCCCAGATTTTGCGTTCATATGGACAAATTCCGGGTAAGATTTGCTTAATGTTTCATACCCTCTCTGTATGGTATAAACCATCGCGTTCAAACGCTTCTGTGCTTTCTTCTTGACCAATACACGAATGTCTATCAATCCCTCTTTGATCTGCAAGTCCTGTATCACTACTGCTTTCTCTTCTCCCAGGTCGATCATACACTGCGCTGCCGTCTGTCCAATGGCAGATACTGCAGCACAAACAATATCATGTCCTTCCGGAAGTCCCATAGCGCATCCGTATCCGGCATGACCTTCCACCTTCAAACGGAAGTATCCTGGCACGTTTTCAAATGTAATCTCTGTCACTGGTTTACCTCCGTTGCTGTAGCTGCCTTTTCCCTGGCCTTTCCTGCCTGGCTGGTATCTGTATTCACTGCCTGTCCTAAAGAATTTGTCTTTATGCTATTTCCCTGGTTTACATTCACATCTGTCATAGCCATCTGGTTGTTTCCAATCAATCCATTAACAGCCTGGATCAGATCCGGTCTATTTGTCATTTCAGCAACCATCGGTGCAAGCTGCGCTAATATCTGCTGCAACTGCTGGATCTCCTGATACATGGTGCCATTCTCTGATATCTTTTTAATCACTTCTTCTCTACGATCAAAATCCATCATAGATACTACCGCAAGGGCCTGATCCGCAAGCTGAGGATTAAACAGTCCCATACCAAAGAGTTCTTTTGCCAGTTCGTTGTTTGCGATCCTGCTATACGGGCTTGCCTTCTGTGCTGATATTTTGACATCAAACACTGGTCTTCTGGTCAATATTTCCCCGTCCATCATTGTTGCTGTCTGTTCCTGTAATTCGCTCTTATCCATCATCACATACTGTGCATCACCATTCGACTGAGTGATCCGATAGCAACGAGGCAGATCATAAAACTGCCTGATAAGCTCAATAATCAGTGTCACAACCTCTGCATGTGCGGTGTAGCTAGTTTTGATCATATCCCGGCTCAGTTTACTTCCTGCTTCCTGCAATGCTGCGATAGCTGAAGCCGCAGTTACTCCCGATGCTGTGGATCCCTGAGAAAAATCCCGGTTTCCGCTTGTTTCTTTCAGCTCATCCACTTTGAGTGTTCGCATGTTGATAACATATTCCGGTAGCTGTGGCGGCTGGATCTGCTTAATTTTGGTTTCGTCCATTGTTCCAGATACTTCCACCAAATCTTTGCTTAAATCAGCAAAATCCTCTGCATTTACATTTGATCCTGACGATACAAAATATCTCGGTTTGCTCAAATTTGCAGACTTGAGTATCACCGAATCCAGCTTGTCTATATATTCCTGGGGATTTACCATTACATCCAGGTATCCAAACCCTGCTGGAGAACCTTTTTCCGGGAACATTACATCAAATACAAACGGATATTTCCCATGCTCATACCATCCATTAGTGCATGTTTCATCATCCTCAGATGCATACAACACAATTCCCGGAATAAATTTGCAGTAGTGCAGCACCGTCTTAACTCCGCCAGTTGCAAGCAGTATTCTTTTTTTGTAGTACCAGTCAATGACCTGCACCTTGTTGCTTGTATCGATGTTCTCATCATAGATATACTCTGACTTTATCAGTTCGCCTGTGCCTACTGTTTTATCTTCGAGTTCTGGATATGCTTCTTTTAGCTCATCCAGGTCCATAAGTTCTGTTGTAAACACATCCTTTGATCGCTGTATGTCCTTTATACCAGGCTCCCAGTAGATATTCATGATATCCTGGCATTTTACATCAACGTCTCCTAAGCCGTTTTCTTTTTCTTTGTTCCAAAAGACCCCGTAAATGGCTGTCCCAGTTTTGGGCTTATCCCAAGAGCAGTCATTGTATACTTGCTCAAAATTATTCTGATCCAGTATAACCGGCACCACCTGAGAAAGGATTTTTGCTGTATCCTCATCTGACTGTTCTCTGGGAAGAATAGCCGGGCATGGATAATTGTCCATAAAATCCGCATGTTTATTAATCAGGCTGTTAAAAAGCCATGCGCTCACTGGCTGGGGATCATTTGCGTTGCGAAATTCACTGTTAAAGCGCTGCCAGTGGTTATTCTTCCACCATTCCTCTGCACCTACAATTCTTGTTTCTAATGCTGCTTTTCCCTCTTTATACTTCTGCAACCTGGCATAAGCATCATCTACTTCTTTTTTACCAATTTTCTTTTTTACAAGTTCTTCGTCCATTTTCGCTCCTAAATCCTAATGATTTTATATGCTTTTTCACGTTCTGCCTTATACAGATCCAAAGGATCATCCAGCGGCGGTTTTTTCTTTACATTCGCACGCTTTGCGATCTGGTACTGCATCAGGAAATATCTGCACTCATCATAAATATGATCTTCCTGTGTAGTGTCAATATCTTCTACGTTCTTTGCATCATATACCAGCTGTGGGAT